GTATCAAACGGAAGACAGGGTAGCGTAATAAAAAACGCATTTACAGAAAAGTTGCGCGGCTTAAATTTGATCGGCAACAAGCACATCCCGGCATCGTACAAAACAGCAGCCATTAGCGACAGGCTGAAGTTGCTTGCTGGACTTATTGATACCGACGGACATCTGAGTCACAACGGGTACGACTGGATCAGCAAACACAAAGGTATGGCGGAAGACTTTGCATTTATGTGCAAGTCTGTTGGTTTGTCTGCAAACGTCAAGGAGTGCATCAAGGGCATAAAGTCAACCGGATTCTCCGGCACTTACTGGCGCGTCAGTGTCAGTGGTGATACCGACAAAATACCTTGCCTTGATAAGATTGCTTCACCCAGAAAGCAGATTAAGCGCACGCTGGTTCATGGCATCGGCGTCAGCCCTATCGGAGAGGGTGACTATTACGGATTTGAGATTGATGGCGACAGGCTGTTCTTGCTTGGAGATTTCACAGTCACACACAACACCGAGATGGCCATTGCCTTGCTGGATGCCACCAAGAAGAAAGGCAATAAGGCTGCAATGATCTTGGACCGCATCATCTTGTGCGATCAGACAAGCCAGCGGTTGGAGAAGTACAAGATCGACCACGGCGTTCTTCAGTCAGGCCACTGGCGGTATCGGCCTTACGAGAGCATTCAAGTGTGCTCTGCTCAGACGCTGGAAAAGCGCGGCTCTTTCCCTGGCCTTACGCTGATGATCGTTGATGAGGCGCATGCCATGAGGCGGCAGACTATTAAGTTCATCAAGAACAATCCCGACATCAAGGTCATTGGTTTATCCGCATCCCCATTCACCAAGGGCCTGTCCTCGGTGTACCAGAACGTGGTCAGCACTATCACCACAAAGCAACTGGTGGATCAGGGTGTGCTTTGCCCTCTGCGTGTGTTCGTTGCAAAAGAGATAGACATGACCGGCGCGAAGAAGGTTGCTGGCGAGTGGAGTCAAGCAGAGACAAGCAAGCGAGGCATGCAGATCACTGGTGATGTTGTGGCTGAGTGGATTAAGAAGACTCACGAGATATTTGGCAAACCTCGCAAGACCATTGTGTTCTGTTCGGGCGTGGAGCATGGCACCGACCTGTCCACCAAGTTTGCAGAGCAAGGCTATAACTTCATCAGCATTTCCTACAAGGATGACGATCAGTTCAAGCGCGATGTTATTGAAGACTTCAGCAGGCCCGACACGGAGATTCATGGGTTGATTGCCACGGACGTTCTGACCAAGGGCTTTGATGTTCCTGATGTGATGATCGGCGTGAGTGCGCGGCCTTTCAGTAAGTCATTCTCGTCACACGTTCAGCAGATGGGTCGTGTGATGCGCGGTCATCCAGAAAAAGAGTTCGCAGTTTGGCTTGACCACGCTGGCAACTACATTCGATTTCAGGAAGAGTGGGAGGAGGTTTTTAACGAGGGCGTGACCAAGCTGGAGGACGGCAAGGAAAAGCCCAAGAAGGAAAAGACCGACAAGGAGAAAGAGGCGGCTAAGTGCCCCAAGTGCGGACACCTGTGGGCTGGAGGCTCTGATACCTGTCTGCACTGCGGCTTCACCCGTGAGAAGCGTTCCATGGTGGAGTCCGTGCCGGGAGAAATGGAGGAACTGAAATCTAGCAAAAGCACCATGCAGGATAAGCAGGACTTCTGGTCGATGTGCCAGTACAAGAAGCTGCACAACGGCTGGTCTGATGCGCGATGCAAGGCGAGCTATCACGGGCTGTACGGCGTTTGGCCCAAAGGATTGCTTGATGTACCAAAGCCGCCGGACATCAAGTTTGAGAAGACACAAAAGGCGCAACTCATCAAGTACCTTAAGGGTAAGCAAAAAGGAATGAAATGACAAACTTTCAACGCACCAAAGCATGGCTCGAAGCATGCGGCAAGACACCAACACCAGAGAACCTGTCCGTCCAGGCTGGTTGCATGATTGAGGAGTTCTGCGAGCTACTTGCTACGCTTCGCACCGATAGCGAGGGCTATGCAAAGCTGCTGGACCGCACCCGAGTTGACCTTGAGTGGTACGCAGGCAAGCTCAAGCGGCAGGAGCAGCAGGTCTACATCCCCATTCACCTACGCACCGATGCACTTGACGCCCTGTGTGACATTGAAGTCACTGGCAACGGTGTGGCGTTCTTGGCTGGCTTTGACAAGGATGCAGCAGACCAAGCTGTGCTCAACTCGAACGACTCAAAGCTGGAAGACGGCAAGGCTGTGTTCGTTGAGGGCACAACCAAAATAGGCAAGGGAAAAGACTATAAGGCACCAAACCTGCGGGGGTTCGTATGACTGACTTTGAAACATGGTGGTACAACGAAGGCAGCAGCCCCAAGCTGCACAGTCATGACCACGAAGAGCACTGCAAGCGCATGTGCGAGATCGCATGGAGCAATGGGGCTTACAAAGAGCGCGAGCGTGCAGCCTTGAAGGTTGAAGAGCTTGGCATGATTGGCTATTGCTGCGGCCATTCGACAAGGAGATCAGGAATGACTGAGCCATTTGGATATTTCAAGGCCGAGCCGTTCGGCTGGACTGACTGCGCGGCGACTGACGAGGGTGCTGTTGCTTTGTACGAGCATCCTAAAGAGTGGGCGGGACTAACGAGGGAAGATATGCCTGACGGCGAAGACCCGATTTATGACGATCCGCGCTTCATAGCTGGAATGGTTTGGGCAGCCAACAAGCTGTGGGAGAAGAACAATGGATAAAAACGAAGCATTGAAGCTGGCGCTGGAGGCGTTGGAATACGCTGACAAGGATGATTTTTGGCGCTATCAAGGTGAAGCCATCACCGCCATCAGGCAAGCACTTGCAGCACCTGTGCAGGAGTCTGACCTATCTGGGTTAAAGCCTGCCACGCAAGAGGTCATCAAAGGTTGGATTGAGGACGGCACATTTATCAATCGAGCAGTCGGCGCAATGCAAAAACAAGAGACTGAAATTATGCGTCTTGAAAAGTTGGCGGAGCAGCCAACACTTGTGCAGCAGAAGTCTGTTTCGGCCATGCACATCGGCTGGGACTATCTGGACAGCGGGACATTGGTGGCGACCTACGCCGTTCCAGTGCCAGAAAAAATTGCCCCAAAGCTCTACACATCCCCACCAGCGCAGCGCCCTTGGGTTGGTTTGCCGTTTGAGGAGGTGTGCGATGCAGAAGCAATTGCTACGGACAAAAACAACTATTTTTCTTTGTTGGAATTTGCCAGAACCATCGAAGCCAAACTCAAGGAGAAGAACGCATGATATTGCCCGGACTACACCGCGAAGACCCGGCTCAGATCATCTCTGTGTCTGGGCACGAGTACCCACCCAAGCCAACCGGCATTGAGGCCATGGTCTGCAACGAGATAGCCATGCGCCAGAAGATGGGTATCAACAAGTACCAAACCACGGTGGCAGATAACCCTCTGTCGCTGCGTGAATGGCTGCAACACCAGTACGAGGAACTGCTAGACGCCGCCGTCTACTGCCGCCGTGCCATTGCTGAGATCGACAAGCAAAGCGCAGCGGACGGCGAGAGGGGGCACGATGCACTTCCTTGACTTCTGCCGCCTGCACGGAATCTTGGTTGACCGTGAGCCACCCATCGGGGTGTGGAAGCGTTACCCAACAGAGGACCACAGAACGAAGCGTAACGGCGCTGTCTGCTACATGGGTACGCACGGCCACGTCCAGAACTGGGCAACCATGACTGAGCCTGAGACATGGCATTCAGACAGCGACTCAGCCATTGACCCCAACAAGGCACGCAAGGCTGTTGAGGCTGCTGCGCGAGACATTCGTGAGAAACAGGAGAAGGCAGCTCAAAAGGCTGGCTTCATCCTTCACCAGTGCCAGATCTGCTATCACCCCTACCTAGCAAAGAAGGGTTTTGCCGATGAACAAACCAATGTCTGGAAGCATGAGGACCAGTTGCTTATGGTCATCCCCATGCGAGTAGGCCATCGGCTGGTGGGTTGCCAGATCATTGACGAGTCGGGCGATAAGAAATTTCTGGCTGGGCAAAGAACGAGCGAGGCCACCTTCACCATGGATAACAAAGGGGCGCATATCTTGGTAGAGGGCATGGCGACCGGCCTCTCAGTCAAGGCGGCAATGAAGGCACTCAAACGCCGGTACACACTGCATATATGCTTCTCGGCAGGCAACTTAAAGAAGGTTGCAGCCACTCTGCCAAAGGGCTTCATTGTGGCCGACTGTGATGCCTCTGGCACGGGCGAGCGTGTGGCTAGGGAGATAGGCTGGCCGTATTGGATGCCCGACACCGTTGGTGAAGACTTTAATGATTTCCATCAGAGAGTCGGACTCTTTAAGGCCTCCCAATCCCTTGGCAAGGTTATCAAATGAAAATCAATCTGGTGGGCGACAGCGTGCTGGACCGCATTGGCATGGCCTTGGAGATGGTGCGGCAACGACACCCCGACATGGACTGCGAGGGTGTAAGCATCACACTCAACATCAACGGCGAGGTCATCAAAATCAGAGGGTCAGGCGATGCACAGTCGGTGGATTTTCTGGACGCTGGCAGCCAAAAACAGGCCGGTCAGCGAGAAAGACACTACTACCGAGGTGGTTTCTTGAGCAAGCGCCCATGCGGCTTGTAGCGATAGTGGGCACTGACTTCGCTCGCAACCCGCATGAATGCTTGTCAAGTACTTTCTGCTAGTTGTTGCGTTTTTGGCAATGGCGTGGATGTTGGCTTTGCAGGTAAGCAGTCACTAACTTACTGGCCGAAAACGAAAAAAAGCCCAGCGAATTTCTAGGCCGGGTTTACACTGTCATTATTGGCTGTTTAGATTACTCTACCCAGCCCTTGAGTCAGGGAGTTAACTCTCCTCCCCGACACCCCTCTCTCAGTTTGTAAGCAGGGGACCAACTTTCTCGCAACCAGTCGGCAGCTCCCTCGCAATCACCGGCAGCACCTCAGTTACTGGTAGTTCTCGCAGTGCGTCAGGGGTTGGACTGCTAGGCGCTCGGGGTGTTCTCTGGCGGCGAGTTCAAGCTTTTGCATGATCTCAAAGCCGATGTCGAGGACGTTGGGGCCGTGGCCTACCCACTCCGCAAGGGCAGACACACGGCCATCTGGTTGTTCAATCAAGTGGATGGAGAATAGACTGCGGGAGTTCTTGGACAGCGATGACACGGGTTTCCTTTAGGTCGCGGTCATCATAGTTTAAAGCCATGGTTGTGACTTTGGACAGGGCGTCGAGGCGGTCGGCAGCCTCTAGGTCAAGCTGGAAGCGCACCACGCGCTCGATGGTTAGGCGGTAGGTCGGCATCTGTCTCAAGACCAAGCCATGATGACCAAGAAAGCGGCCAGCAGTGCGGCGAAGCAAAGCGCCAGCGTACGGTCTGAGATCAGTTCAAGGCGTTCAGGTTTTTTGTTCATGGCTCTTTTCGTTCGATAAGTATTTCAGCGGCCAGCTTGCACTGGTCAATGGTCAGTTGGTCGGCAGCTCTCTCGCAATCACGGATAAGGCGCAACGCTTCAGAGTATGCCGACTGGGTGGTAGACCTCGCACCCAGCATATAGGCGCGTGTCAGTGGGTGGTTTTGGTTCGGTAGCATCTTTGCAAGTCACCATGGTGCAGGCGGGGCAGCTTTGCGGGCTTGCTCCTCCTGCTGGCGCTGGTACTGGCGGACCTGCTCCGGGGTCCATGGTGTCGGGCCTTCGGGCGGGGGAAACGGCCATATAAGGGTAAACCCTTGGTAGTTCATGCGGTGGCCTCCTGTGCCTGTTTGAGTTGGGCGGTGAGCTTCTCGATTGCTTGGCGGCATCTCTCGCGTTGTTGTGGGTCGGTGGCGGCTGTCATCACTTGGCGCTGCCAGTAGATCGAACGCTCAATTGTTGCGGGTTTCATGCTGCGGTCCTTGCTTCCTGTCGGCCTTGTTCGATGTATTCCCTGGCGGTGGTCTGGTCGTGGGGCTTCTCGGCCTCTAGCAGAACTCGGATGGCCTGAGATGCTGCGGATATTTGTCCGGGGCCTTGGGCGCGTTCATAGCGTGCGCCAGCTTGTGTGTAGGTGTGCTCGGGGTGTTTCATTGCTGGGGCTCCTTGTAAGGCGTCCATTGGGAATAGGTGCGGGCCTCGTAACCCGTGGTTTTGCACTGGTCGCAAAAACCGGCGGTGTGGCCGTGGCGGTTGGTGGCGGTCCATTGGGCGGGCTGGCCGCATTCGTGGCCGTATGTGCTCGGCTCGGCGTTCTGGCATTGCTTCACTTCAATCCTCCATAACGGCGACATAAACCCAGTCGGGGCGGTCGTCCTTGACCATCATTTCAATGCAGTCCTTGGCGTGTTTTTTGGCCGTGCGGTGGCTCCATGCCATTCGGTCGCGGTGGCTCAATACCGACAATTTGCCGTCTGCGTGTTTGATTCTCACGTTGTATCGTTTCATGTGTTGCTCCTGTGGTCGGGACAATTCCCGCACCTGTCCCCCTGTCACGGGGCAGGCACTGGCTTTGTCATGCGTTGATTGTTTCGATGTGCTCGCGTTCAATTCCGAAGGCGTCCGGCTTTCTCGGCAGATCGCGCAGAATCTCCACCTCTCGCCATCCGTCCTTAATCAGGTCCTGCGCTGTTTTCCTTGCGTGCGTCAGTGTTGGGTAACTGTCGTAGAACTTCGGGAAGGGGTGGCCTGGAAAGCCGAAGGCATGCAGGGCGTAGAGTCTTTTCATTGTGCGGCCTCTTTGTGTGCGGTGTATGCGTCGATTAGGTCGTGGGCTGCGCTGCGTCGTGCATGTTTCATGGCGGGGCCTTCTTTGTCGCTCATGAGCACGGCGTATGCCACGGCTACGGCTTCCTCTAGGGTGGGCGCTGTGTCGTGCTCGCTGTCTGGGTGAGGGTAGGCGGGGTTAACCGTGAAGTGCTGGCGGGTCATGCTGGCACCTCCTGAAGTGCTGCGCGAATCCGGGCTGCTTCGGTTCGTGCGGTGTCCAGTGCTTCAGCCTCCAGCTCTTGCGCCACTTCTGACAAATAAGCGTTTGATGTGTTGTTGAAGTTGCAGTCGATGCCCCAAAGGCTGGCGGCATGGTCTGACAGTTCAAAGCCATTGAATGAGACCGATAAAACAACGCCAACATAAAACCAGTCGTCGTTTTTCCAGCGTTGAATGTCGGTCTCGTCGTAGCATTCGTAATCTGTGGGCTTGGTGTCGTGGTCTTGCTCAAGCGTAGCGGTGAGATCGAATCCTTGGGCGTTCCATGTGATTGAATCACCGACGCATGCGTAAGAGTTAAATTGTGGAAATGATGCGTTCATGGTGTGCTCTCCTGTGGGGTTAGATTTTTGAAGCGTCATACAGTCCGGCTGTGTAAGCGGACACAAGCGCGGACAGCTCGCGGGCTGGGATGTGTCCACAATTAAAAACATCGTGAACGCCCCCGGATTCGTTGCTCATGCGATGCAGGCAGTAACCGCCATACGCGCCGCTAATGTGGTAATTGCCCTTGTTGGCGGTGAGTTTGTCGCCTGTCTTGCTGTATCGCTCGGTGGGCGATTTGGTCATGCTGTTGAGCGTGGCGGCTTCGGCGTCGAGGTGAGCGCGGGTGATTCTGGTGGTCATGGTGGTTTTCCTGTGTGTTAGGTTTGTAGGCTTGCTGCCTGTTATGTATTCTGCCTTATCGGTGGGCGTGGTCAATACTTTTTGAGCGAGTAAATATTTATCGCGTTTGGGGTTCCGATAGCGTGGGGCTATCAAGGCGAAGCCGTGCGGTTCTGGTGCTGTCAGAGGGGAAATAAGGGGATATAGGGTAAGCCGTGGGCCTCCAATGTCTGCGCTTCCTGTCTCGCTTGGGTGGCTAGTGCGAAGTATTGAAGGCGTCCAGGCGGTCCCTGATCTGGTGGGGCGGGTAAGTGGGCAAAGGTATGCGCGGGGCTTGTTCAATAGCGAAGCGTTGCAGCTCTGTATCTGTTCCCCTAGACTTACTTCCTATGAATACACCAAAGACAGTAAGGACAGTAGGAAGGAAAGCACTAAGGGAAGCTCTAGACACTGTGCCTATAGATTCCCTGTTCTCTCCTGCCGTTTCCAAAGAACTCACAACAAAACAAAAGAGATTTGCCCGTGATGTGGCTATGGGCGCAACCAAAGCGCAAGCCTACCGGAACAATTACAACGTAAAGTCACCCAAAACAATGGTTGCCCAGCCGTATCACCTAGCGGCTGACGATAGAGTCAAGGCAGAGATAGAGGCCATAAAGAGGGCCATAGCGGCTCAGGAATATCAAACCCCTGCGGCTTTGCGGGCCTTAGTCATTCAATCCCTCGTCGGAGTGATAACTAATCCAGACAGTCAGCCCGGTCAGATCACGGCAGCGGCTAAGGTGCTCGGCACTGTGACCGAGGTTGCAGCCTTCACCGAACGCAAAGAGGTTCGCACCATTACAAGCAGTGAAGATGCACGCGCCAAGATCATGGCAGAGCTGCGCCAACTGACAGCCTCAGACGTGGAGGACGTGACAGCCATCGACGCAGATGCCGACTCGCTGCTGGCTGAGCTGGCGGCAGGCGACAGGAGCGATGCGGAATCAGGCGGGGACGAGACCCACCCTACCCCGACCCCCCAAACTGTGGAGG